AATAACATGGCCGCAGGTCGTACAGATCTCACCGAAAATAATGGTTATATCCCAGAGGAAAAAGGATCCGTTGCTGTTCAAGCAACCCTTGTTAACTCTGTTGTAGAATCATTTGCTCGTCGTGAGAATATGGCTTCCCGCACTAAGGGCGTTCCACGCTTCGTATCAGATGCTCCAAGCATCGTTGCAGAAGGCGTAGAAATTCCAAATTCAGATACAACTCTGGATGAGGTAGTTCTTACTGCTAGGAAGTACGCACAAATTTTCAACATCTCTGAGGAAGATATCAATGATTCCCTAGTAGATACATTAAACACATACAAGAGAGAATGGGCCTCACAATGGGCTCGTAAGTTTGACAACGCATGTCTTGGTGTAACAGCAGCAGGAGACGGAGATGACGGACAACCGTTTACATCTCTATATCGTGCATTGGCAACAGATCCAAATGCACCTGTTTCACAAATCATTCAGACAGCTGGAGACGTAGAGTTTTCAGATATTTCTAATGCTTTAGGTTTTGCAGAGTCAAGCAAGTATTTCGATGCTGCTAACACAGTATTCATTGCTCACCCAAAGATGCTTGCACACATTCGTAACATGGAAACAGCAGGTGGAAACCTTGTTCTTCCAGATCCACTAGGCGCACGTCCAGGATCACTATTTGGATATCCATTAGTAATCTCATACGGTGCAGCAACATCAGCAGCTGCTGTAGCAGCTCCATCAGGTAACCCACTTCTTATTGTTGGTAACCGCAACATGATGATCAATGGTGTTCGTGGTGGAATCGAATCTGCAATCTCTCGTGATGCAGACTTTTCTAAGGATGGCGTCTTGCTCAAGACTCGTGTTCGCCGTGGCTTTGCTATTGCAGAAGCTTCAGCATTCGCAGTTGTTGAGAAGACTGCTAGCTAAGGGGGAATAGACAATGCCAAGTAAACTATACGGTAACTTTCTAGTAAAAGCCCTTAACAAAGAAGTAGATTGGGATACAGATACCATCAAGGTAGCTCTAACCACTTCTTCATACACACCAAACCAAGATACTCATGATTACTTCAACGATGTAACCAATGAGGTATCAGGTACTGGTTATACCGCAGGTGGAAACACTCTAGGTTCAAAAACAATTACATACGATGACGCTAATAACGTAATCGTATTAGATGCAGCAGATACTACATGGTCATCATCAACCATAACAGCACGTTATGCAGTTGTTTATGCTTCAACAGGTACTGCTTCAACATCACCATTGATTGGATATGTGGACTTCGGTTCAGACCAATCTTCAACTAACGGTAACTTTACAATTACATGGGACAGCACAGGTATTGTGCGTGTTACAGTAGCTTAAGGTACCAATGGACGTAAAGGTAAATGCAGGAGTACTAACAGCAAAAGCTGTAATAGTACAGGCTCAAACAACCGTAGAGATTAACTGTTTAGTTAATGTACCAGTTGTTTCCTGCTTTACCTTTGCTCCAGTTATTTCAATCGGCGGAACAAGTATTTCAAGTATCACCCCAGACTTTGAATTGTTAGGAGTTGGGGCTGCGTAAAACACGCAGCCTATTTTTATGTCATTATTATCAGTATCATCAGCAGAAGGCGATTTAGTATTTGTATCTAATTTAGATAGCTCATCAACCGAAAGAGTAAATAAAACTGGTAGTACTGGTACTGGAACTGCCTATAATACATTAACTCAAGAAAGCGAATCTTTAACTGGTAGTTATTCTTATAAATTTACTACTGGTGCATATATAGAACATGGCTCTTCTTTATTTGGAAATACTGGTGAAATAGGGTTAGAAGTAGTATTTAGAAAATCAGGATCTGTCACATCTGGTGGAGAATGTATAGTTAGACGTCGAGGTGGCAATACAATAGGAGATGGCGCAGAAATAGTTTTAAATGCAGATGGAACATTAACATCTTTCTTAAAAGGTTATACTGGATCATCTAGTAGTATAACATCAACTACAACTTATAATGATAATAAATGGCATCATGTTGTATTACTTTGGAAACAATATAATTATTTTAGAGTATATGTAGATGGAACTCTTCTTGGCACAGCTAGCGCAAATATTGCAAATGTTGGTGGTGGATATGTAATACTTGGAGCAAATAGATCACAATCTGGTAGTAATTCATATTCTCAATATTTTAGTGGATCAATAGATTTTTTTGCAGCTTATAGTCCTGTTCCAAATAATACTAATGCTGCAGATACATTCGTAGCAAACCATGTTGCAGAATTTGCTAATAGAGTAATAAGTGTTGATAAAATGGATGCAACAAATGCAATACTTGTACAGCCTACAGTTTCAATAATAAGAAATGTTAACGTTTCAGCAGATCCATCAACCGCCTCATCATTGTTTGTAGATCCAAAGGTATCCAACTTTGATTATCCTAAAACATTACTTACATATATAAATAGCATTAGCCCAAATTACTACATAAGATTTAAAGATCAAAACTTTACAAATGAAATAGCTGGTACAACAGATACCTGGACTATTCTTGGAACTCCAACATTTAAACAGATAGGCAATGTTTCAACAGAACCATCAATGGTATTAAATGATGAAGGAAATTATAATACTCATGGTGATTTTAGACCACAAAGAGTTAGCGGAGTTAACTCAGCATTTTTTAATAACTTTGATAATGATGATGTTTCTTTAGGATTTTGGATAAAAACAACTGCTTCTGATGTTTATATTTTTCAAGCATTTAGATTAGATATTGGTGGTAACTATCAATTAGTACCTCCAATGAATTATAATCTTGTAATTGATGCTACTGGTAAGGCAAAATTAACGCTTGGATTTGATGATGATGGAACAATGGTTTATGAAGATCTTATCAGTGGAGAATCAGTAAATAATGGAGCATGGCATTTTATAGCATTTAAATTTAATGGAAGCACAGCAACACTTTATTTAGATGGAGAAGAAGAAACAGTAAAAACTGGTCTTTCAACTTTAGGAACTAGACCTGAAATAAATTTAATAAGCTTTGGTGGACAATCAAATAATGAGTGGGCATCTCTAGTTCAAGGACCTTATTCATTACTTACTGGAACAAGAGTTTCGAATATTTGGAGTATAGGAACTGCAAACTTCCAGGCACAATCATTCATGGTGGATCCAGTTGTTAAAATATCTACAGGATTCTATGACAAAGTTGATTCATATGGACCAATATTAAACTTTAAATTTGATGGTTCTGGAGTTCCAATATCTACTGTAAATCCTAGTTATACAACATTAGGTTTAGCGTCAACATTTAATTCGGCAAGAGTTGCTTACGGAGTTCCATCTAAAAACGTAAATGGATATAGAGTAACAGATACCGTATCTAACTTTAATGGTATTCTTGATGCCCCTTCTGGAACATTCACAACAGATAATGAATGGAGCTTATCCGCATTAGTAAAAGTTGATTCAACAAAAGTAGGTGGAACTGGCGGATACTATGGAGAAAATAGACAATTTGCAATTGTTAGCGGTGATGGTGTAGGAGATATAGCCCTTGGATACAGTGATACTAAATGGCTTGCCTATGCATCTGAACAAGGATATGCAACAGAATTAACTATAGAATCAACATCAAGTATTGATAGCAACTGGCATTTACTTACAGCCACATTTGATGGAACATATTTTAAATTATATGTAGATGGCAAACAAGAAGCAAGCCAAGATACTTCAACATATTATGCAGATAATCCATATACAACTACTGATGTTGGAACATTATATATTGGTGGTGGAGAAAACTTCTACTTCCAAATGGGTTCAACTACAGATGTAGATAAACTTATAGATCATGTAGGTATATTTGATTTTGCTTTATCTGCAACAGAAGCATTTGAATTATGGCAATCTGTTGGTATAGATCCAATGGTTGCATCAAATGCTACATTCCCATTACCAGTAGGTGTTGCAGGATTTGGACCAACAATACATCCAGGCGTAATGTATGTATCTGCATTATTAGTAGATCCTACACAGCAAGATACAGTAGCTCCTACAATCCTTCCTATGACAGCATTTGCAACATCTGTCACCCCTAACTTTGCAGCCACATCAACTGCTACAATAGCAGCAGATCCAGCAACTGCATCAGCATTATTCCATATGCCTCAGTTTAATATTGGAGAAAATAATAGCGTAGATCATATGAATGCATCTGCAGTATTTATGGATCCAGATGTATTAATTCCTGGATTCTGGAATGCTAACCCAATGATTGCTACAGCTGGAACATTTGTAAATCCAGCAGTTGTAACAACACAAGGTGGATTAGTATTAGCTCAAACAATGACTGCATCTGGTTCTTTTGTTCTCCCACCTACATATAAGAGTCTATTTGATGATAAATGGTATGACTTACTATATAGCCAACACTCAATAAGACATAATTTTACAACTCCAAATGGTGGTAATGGTGAAGCCATACTTAAACTATTTGATGATGTAACTACTGATAAGGCTGGCGGTTCTACAATACCTAATAACCTTACACAAACAATTACTACTGATGGGGCAGTAATTGGAAATACAGCACCTGCATTAAATATAGTATCAGAATTTACTCCTACAACTAATACTCCATTATTAGGAATTGGATACTTTGATGATTATGAGCGCAAGGCAGTTAAATTTAACAATATTACAACTGGCTATGAAAACTCAGAATATATAAATACAGCATTTAGCTTTGAATTATCTATTAAAACTACAAAATCAAACCAAATTATTGCATTTGGAAAAACACGCAGTTTCTATGCATATCAACAATACACAACATCTTATGGATTATCTGATGGTAAATTATTCTTAAAGTCTACTGCAGCAATTGGACCAGCCCCAACATCACATTATAAAGAGACAACTCCTGGCAGAGTATTTATTGGAAACAAGAATATTGCTGATGGACAATGGCACCATATTGTAATCCAAAATGGATGGGATGATAACCGTGTCCAGTTCTGGATTGATGGAGAATTAGACAAACAGAAGATTGGCGGATTTAGATTAGATGGTCCTAGCTTCTTAGGATTTAACTCACAAGTATCTACATATGCTTCTGACTTCCAAACTTCAGCCTGGTCATATGATAGCCATGCGTTCCCTCGTGAACTTGAAATAGATAACCACAGATATGCTTACATTAAATATGAACCTGTAAGAGCAGAACCTATGATTGCTTCTGCAACTTCTGGAGATCATTTAGCTGCAGGAAATAAAGCAAGAGCATTAATGCTTTATTGGTGGCCATCAGATCCATTCCAGACTCCATCATTAATACAACAAACATTTAATAAGGAGGATAATGGCGTAGAGACCTTTACTAAAGAATTAAGCACAGCAGATTTCATTAAATCTGGGCCGCAAGATTATTATGGTTGGGATGTATTCCCAGTAGACATTACTGGATACTTTGTATCTGATCTTGTAAAGCCTGAAGCTTATGGCGGTAAAGAAAATATTGCAGTAGGATCAAAGGCATTTATAGGAACTGGGCAGAATTACCGTACAAATCCTGAATATCTATACAATCAAAATGGTTCTTTTAGAGATCCAAATACTGATGCTCGTAGATATATTGATCTTATAAATGATATTGATCTACGCAATTTCGATGCTATATTCTTTAAGAACTTTCCAGATGAGTCTGAAGAAAGAGATGAATTTGCAACTACTCAATCTGTAGATACATATTTTGGTTCACAAGAGGCTGAATTATATGATGCATTTATTAAATCATTAAGAGCAGCGGTTGATACTGGAGTATCTCTATATATAACTAATCCACAACTTGCTACTGATCTAGGAATTGTTGATCGCATTGAAACTGTGCCAGACATGGATGATATCGCTGCTGGTGCTGAGAGCGATCCATACACACCAACACTTGTTCCAGGAGATGGTGCTGGTTTAACAACAGCAAATGCAGCTGCTTGGGCTGATACATATAAAAACAATAGACTTAGAGTTGTTAATACATTAGAAGGATTTACAACAGAACCTGGAATAATTCGCACAGATCGTGCATATTATTACAATGATGATGTAAATGATTTTGGTCGTCCAAATAGACCATTTACAAGATTCGTATATCGTACAAATGGTTTACAAATTGGAGATGAGTTTATAATTGCAAATGATCCTCAAAATGTACTTGGATATAGTAATGCAAGAACATATCTTGCAACTCCATTTGCAAATGTAAAAGCTGGTAAAATTATTACAGCATTTGCTAATACAGTAAAACGTGGTCTAGATACAATTACAAATCCATATAAAGATTACGCAACATGTATTGTTGTTGAACCAGGAAATGTATTAAAGGGAACACAATGCGGTGGAAAGATTGTTGTTAACTTTACAGAAAATCTAAATGGCGCATATGATAATGGTGATTTAGATTTAACATCAGATTATTGGATTAATTTTGCTTACGATATTGGATTCATTACTCAGGCGCAAAAAAATATATATCTTGCAGCTCCATATAATATTGATCGTCAACTTGCCAACAATACAATAACTCAAACAGAATACAATAAATTAGCATTTTGGTCTTCAAACGGTATGAATATTATTACAAATGCTACATTATTTGAAGATCCTGCAGTATCTGCCCAGCCAAAAGATGGAATTGCTGGAGGACTCAGAAGAGAAACTATTATAGATAAAACCAAAAAGGGAATCCCAACTACACAAGATATTTGGAGTTCAGGCCAATGGTTCTCATTCGCTTATGCTTGGAAATATCCAAGAATGGTAGTTAAAGTTCCAACTATATTAACTCGTGGATTCTGGTGGTTATCTAATAGAGAGTCATATGATGGCGCTGTTGAAAGACCATTGGCTGCTACCGCTTCAGCAGTATTCGTTGATCCAGCAGTAGCTGGTCAAAAGGATAGATCGGTAAATGCAACATCAATGATTGCATCTGCTACAATCGTACAAGCAGCAGGAACATCGGCAGCAGCAATTAATATTGCTCCGCTTCCATTTCAAGCCACGGCATTAATGAACAATTATGTAACAAGATATATTGCTACCCCAATGACGGCGTCAGCAGTATTAAGAACAAACAATAGAGTATTCACAACAGCAGTTGATGAAGTGGTTGTGTATGTAATGCATACAGATCCAATACTATATATACGAGAGGATGTAATAAAATGATTAGTCAATATTGGCTAGACCAAATACCTGCCCGTCCACTATCAATACAGGTTAAAAGCCAGGATGGTCTTGATTATGACCTTTCTGGATATACAAGTATCAAAGTGGTTTTATTGGGCAGTAACAATGAAGAAGTAAGCACAACAGGTGCAACAGTAGATATTTCCAATGCAAGCATTGGTAAAATATTATTCCGTTGGCCTACAGATCGTTCCTTATTTGAATATGCTGGAGACTATATTCTTCAGTTAGATTTAACAGGAGCTGGAAAAAGAGATTTTACAAGTACTCACACATTAAGAGTGCGTGAATTAGGGAGGACTAGATAATGTTTAGCACAGTAAATAGCGTTAAAGAATATACAGGCTATGATGTAGCCCTTGATTTAATTAAACGTGCTCAAGCCATTGTAGAAATTTATATTGGACGGGATGAAATTGATATCCTTGATCCAGCAGACCTTCTATTATTAGATAAGATAACTTCATACCAAACAG